GCCAAGCGCCACCGCCAAGCAGCTTTACATCGCCATAAGTTCCTTGCCTGTATAGTGAACCTTTTGAGCCGGGCAAATTGTAATATGCAAAAGCAGGTGCTACATCGCCACTGGGATTTCCTGTGGTAACCGTTTGTGGGTCACCGGAAACAGTAACCTGATGCGTATGATTAGCAGCCCCATCAAATCTATATGACTGGTCTAATAGCCATTGCCACATTACGCCGCACATATCTTCAAGCCCGTAATTGCTAATCATTCTGCGACTGCCAGTATCCGAATGACCTCCAGTGGTCACTGGGTCTGCTGAACCCGTGATATTCGTTTCCTCATTGCTACCACCTGCAGCAATTTGAAATTCATAGTCATACAACAGTCTTTTCTTCACCGCTCCACCATCATCCACAAAATCCATCCAGTCACGATTATCACTTATCGTTCCACCGTAAGCCGATACTGTACTCCCACCCGTTCCAGAAGCCAAATAAATGTCCACCCACTTATCAATTGCCTCGACATAAACCATTCCTGCCGGTTCACTGACAGGTCTGTGTTTCAAGTCCCAGACTGAAGCGGGAAGTATATCGTTAGCGACATATCCCGTTAGTGTATGCCCGCTTATCGTTCCAACGCTAACACAAAGGGTATGAAAGCCGCCAATTTTGCGAGATGTGGAAGCATTAAAACCATCTGGATAAGTAGATGCCAAACTAACCTTAAAAACCAAACTCCCACTATTGTTGCAGGCATAAACATAATAATCCTTGCCGTTGCTGATGCTACCCGTATCGAGAATATCAGCAATCGCATAGACCGTATCAGCCGCCAAGTCCCAGAAATAATCATCAATCTTGAAGACGTTGGCTTTGATGGTAATCTGGGTTTTAGAGTACCACTCCACAATCCTGATTAGACCGAGATAATTAGCTAAATCAGAGAGTTCGGCAATATAGCCAACCGTCTCAGTCGCATTATCGTCTTTTGTCACAACAAGCCGGACAGATGAACCGTCGTCATAAGAATATATCCGAGTTGTATCTGTGCCGATTGTAGATTCTATCGCCGTTTGGTTCTTCAGGTCAACTTTGCCTGTTGTTATCAATAAGCCATTAAGTGAATCAACATTAACTCCGCCAGTCCCAGCGCCACGCAATATTAAATCGCCGGAATTGGAAATGACCGAATCGGTTTTCATTGTCCCTAAATCGGTTATCATCTTCTGGTTAGCGTCAAGATTTTTATTCAGTACATTAATTTGTGCCGTGTCAATATCGGCAATGCCTTCTACAAGCAAATATTTATTTATTGTAAGTGTATCTGTAGTAAGTGTTCTGATTGAATCAAGATAAATTCTTAATGCCGAATTAGTACCGTCATATATCAGATTAAGGACTTCTTGTGCAGAATAATCGTGGAAATATGAGTTAAGCGTACTGTCCCTTAACACAAGATTTAAGACTTCCTGTTCAGAATAATCATGCAATCCCGCAAAGGCTAAGATAGTTATCAAAAATATTGCAATAATTAAATTAAAGTGTTTCATTTTATTAACTCCTCGCTATGATAAATTTTATCCCACATCCTGCCTACAATTTCATAAGAATATGTTTTTTCACAAAATTCTCTTGTTTTGATAGATATATCTTTTAAATCCATATCTAATGCTCGATTAATTGCATCAATTATAGATTCAGGTGTATCATCACATCTAATTATTGGCGTATTTTCTAATTTCCCTTCAGATTGAGATATTGCCTTATCAGTCAATCTTGTTATTAGAGGAATACCCATTGACATTGCTTCGATAGAAGCATTGCCATAAGCCTCAAATAAGCATTGATCGAAAAATAAAGATGCCTTACTAATTCTTTTAAGGCATTCATAATAAGGTGTATCTTTGATTATATCAATTTCAATATTTTTATTATTTAATTTTTTAATTGCTTGTAAAAATATAATTGTACCCTTTTTAATTTCATTAGTAGGTGCATGCGCAATCACAATTTTATTATTTTTATGCCATGAATATTTCATATTATCAATATCAATTGGGTGCTGGGTAAAATGCCCCTTATATTCTGGATAATTTAAATCTGCGGTTAAGGCAGAGCGATATTGAGTTAATTTAACATATTTACTTAGGGGATCAAGCTCATCAGCTATAATACTTTTACCCCTTCTAAAATACATACCCCCTACCGTGATTATTTTGGGTATATTTTTAGGAATATTTATAAGCGGAAAATATTTTTTAATGGGTAAATAATCACCCTTAAAATGTAAAATATCCGCCTTTTCAATAACTTTATTAAGATCGTCAAGATTAGGGCGGTTTATATTATATCCTCCATCACAAATATAAAATACGCTTGGCAATTTAGGAAATGACATAGGTTGTGGTATTAATCTGACATATTGAACATTATTACAAGAATATAAATTAATTGACTCTACCATTCTATATCCAGAGCCAGCAAAATCTTCTTTACTTATTAAAACTACGTTTTTACCTCGCATATATCCTTTGATTTTTCATTTTCTTTTCGATTTCTTTTAAAATGCGAGTTTTCTCTTTAAATTTATTTTTACTAACATTATTTGAATGCTGACGATAATAATAACCATAATTGGTATCGTCACGAATAATAAATTTATCAATCATTGAATTAGTCCGTGCAAACATTTCTGAATCTACATATTTACACAATTTTTCATCAAAAGGATTTTTAATTAGAAAGTCTCTATTCCATGTTCCGGTGGGAATAATATCGAGACTAATTTTTCGGGTTTCATCAATTAATATTGCATGAGTTACTACCGCAACAATATCAGAATCCAAATGTTTATTCTGCATATGATTCAAAAAGGCATTAACATTAAACAAATAAGTTCTGGCAATCATATCATCATCGCCTAAGAATAGAATCCAATTATTTTTTGATCTTTTAACAATTTCATTATAACCTTCACCAATTTTATATTCTTTATCCAAATTTTTAACAATAATAAGTTCCATAAATTTGTTTGGATAAAATTGTCCAGTTACAGAATTAATACATTCATTAATATATTCTTTTCTTGAGTTTAGAATGCCGATTGATATTGGATTGAATTTTAGCATTTTAGGTTAGGGGGGGGGATAGAATAAAATATTCTACCCCCTCCGTCCTTTTTGCACTAAACAAAAATAGTGTCGAGAACTACAACGGCTGTGCCACCACTGGAGCAACTTGCAATAACGTAAAGATCATTATCATCAACCCCAAATGTACATTTAGAATTGTCAATTGTGCTTGGTCTTTTTACATAGGTTGCACTTCCTGATGTAACGGCAGCAATCGTATCAGTATTATTTTTAACAGTAAGAACTAATCCTTGTGTAGCACCACCACCGCCTTCAGTTGCATATAGAACCATCAAATCTACGATCCTAAATGCAATTGGCGTATAAACCCGCAAGGAAGCAGCCTTATCGCCTGAGGCAGCAGTTACTTTTATCCTGACTTTACCATCTGGATAAATAACCGCACTTCCTGAGCTCTCGGCATGAGGCATAACAGTTGTTAAGGAAACACCTGTTGGATTTCCATTTAGATATTTCCAGAAATTACTCGATTTCATATTTCATCTCCTTATCAAGCATCATCACTCATTATGACCATTGAGCTCTGATTTTTGGCTAATAAAGCCGAACAGACATGCTCTGAGGTCTGATTTTTGTAAAATGCGTCACCACTGGATTCACCGGCATCGCTCTCAGCAAAATGGTCGGCACGATTATAGCCAGACATCATTGCGCCGCCAAGTTCGATAGTGTTTTCGTGGTCGTCAATTTCTTCGGTAAATCTGAGTTCTTCACCTGCTGCTATTGCTTTCCCCATAGCACTATTACCAAATACCAGTGAATTGTGATTATCGGTAATTGTACTTGCTTCAATAGCTTCGGCAAAGGTGCTACCAAACATTGAGTAAGGACTTGCATCGGAATCCCAACCTCTAACAAGGGTAATGTCCTCAAAAAATGCAAATCCCCCACAATATGAAGTAGCTCCGTTTAATTCAGGTTCTTCCATCATTTTACCATTATAGGCAGCACGGACAGCGGCAACAAAACTGGAATCGGTTGATAGCTTGTTATAAGTCGCCGGATGCACTAACATAGCCCAAAATTTATAACCATTTTTAGTTACAATTTGGGGTATTTTCAACGACATAGCTTTCAAACGGATTTCCTTCAAAATAGCATAAGTCAATTCATAAGTGCCTGTATGACAAGCCGTAACTGCTGAATCCATATTTGCTGAAGTTTTGGTATAATATTCAGTGCCAACGGCTGTAATTGCAGTTGCGCTACTGCAATAATACCAGTTTGGATGCAATCGTTTAGCCAAACCAAGACCATCGTAATTAGTTCCTCTTGTAAGTTCCCAACTTGCGCCTTCGTAAAAAGCCTTCATTACATTGAAGTTTTCGTATTTGCTAAACCAATCAACCAATAAAGGCTTAGCTTCTTCATACAATTTGTAAATTTTGGCTCTTTGTTCAGCCATATTGCCGGACTTTTTCATAACTGCTTTACGAGTTTGATTAAGGTAAACCATTAACCACCACAGAACCATATCTTCACCAGTACCCTTTAGCACGGTATCACCATGCACCGGATCGCCGGTAAGATAGCGCAGAAAAGGAATAAGCATGTTGTCACGACCATCGGCAACAAAATCACGTAGGATTTCAATTGGTTTTCCAGATGGAGTATAACGTTGATTCCCATTATCATCTCTGGAAATATCAACAAATCCGGCATATTTAGCCCAGAAGGTATTATACCAAGCTTCCTTTCTTAGCTCTCTGTTAAGTATTGCTTTATTAGCAATCCAAGTTTGATTTACGTCCATTTCGATATTTTCCTTTTATTTTTTAGTTTTACTCGCAATTATTTTTTTTAAACGATTAAATTCTTCATCGGATAAAGTATCAATGTATCGCTGCATTTCATATTCGGGCAAATCTAATAATTTAATTCTCTTGCCTGTAACGGTAGATTCAGGAGAAGTTGACGTATCAATTCTCACACTTTCTTCTACTTTTTTTTGCGATTCGATAAGCTGTTTGCGAGTTTTTTCAGCTCCGATAAATTCGAAGAATTTATTAACTTTTTCGTGTCCATAGTTATCAATTAATGATTTATAGACACAGGCATCAGTCAATCGCCCATCCTGACCTACATAATCTTTGGCAGATTCGATAACTTTATAGTATTCAGATTCATTAAAGTTACCGGATTTATCATTAAGAATACCAAGCTCTTGCATTTGCTTTTTAGTCTTCTCAATAAATTCATTATTTTGTTGAGAGTTTAAATTAGCCTTAAAAAGTTCTTCTGTTTTCTTTTGCGAATATAAAACTTCAGTACGAGCAATTAAATTATTTACTTTCTTGTATTCATCCGGTTCTACAACGGGATCAATCTCTGAAAGTTTAATTCTCAAATCCTGAGATGCGGTTAAAAGGTCGTTAGAAGTCATATTTGCATAGATTTCATCAAAAGTTGGCTCTTTTTTGCTAAGATGAGTTCTAAGTTCACCAAGCTCTTTCCCTTGCTCGCTGAGTTTCTTTTCCGCTTCTTGGTGCATTTTAATTATATCATTAACGTTTTTCCCTTTATATTTGGGGTCGTCAGATACAATTTGTCCAGACGGTTCAAGTTCAGTCAGCAAAGATGGCTTTATTACTTTTTCCTCTAAATTTTTCTCAACTTTTGTCTGCCCAGATATTTCGGTCTGCTTGCCTTCTATTTGTTTATCTTCCGGTTTTTCGGTTTCGGATATTTCTGATGTTTTATTCTTGTCGCTAACAGTTTGTTCGGTAGTTTCCGATTCTGTTGCGGAAATATTGTCATCATATTTTTCCTCCCCGACCTTAGAAAGATCAAATTCCGGCATTTTCTCTATTTCATCAATGAGAATATCGTCGCCTTTTTCCATAAACTTTTCGGTCATTGTTTGCTTACTCCTACTTTATTTAGTTTATTTTTATCATTTTCTGCTTTTGCAGCTTCGATTCTTAATTTGCCCTCATTAGTTAATATATCATTTCTGATTTTTTCATTTTCGAGGATTCGTTGCATTTTGTCTAAATCTTGATTCTCTTGCCCAATTTGTGATTGTGCCTCTCTAACTGCATCATAAAAATCAATCCAATCTTCAATTCCCTGGATTGGTGCATTTTTAAGTAATGTTTTAATATCAACAAATGCAGGATTAATTTGAGCAATAACATTACTCAATGCAATTAATTGATTAAAGTTTTCTTCACGTCTGGTAAGATTATCTTCGCCTTCGTCAAGTTCAATTTTAACTTCGGGATTACGGACATCGTTAATTATTTCATTGCCAAAATTAAGATTTACTATTTCCTGATAAGATTCCCCCTTGTTTGTAGTTAGGTCTAAGATTCTATCCGAATCGTTGTATACCCAGCTGAAATTTTTTAAAAAATCTCTGGCAATTTCCTTACGCAATAATGATACTGATTTATAATAAGGGTTATTTGCAGCATGGGCTACTTCCAATTTTTTCTCATATAATATACCGGACTCGCCACTTTTTTCAGATTGTGCTTTGAGGGCTGGAACAACTTGGGATAGTCTTTCAGTAAAAGTAACTCCACTCTCAGATTGCATAAATAATTCTGGTGGCACATTCTGGGGTGATATTTTTTTAATATCCGAGTTTGGTGATCTTAATTGAACAACCAAGTTAGGTTGATTGCCTTTTTCCTGAATAAGTTTAACGGCTTCGTCCTCTCTACCGATAACTGCGGTAAGACCAGCTAATATTTGTGATACATAATCTCTAATTTGAGATTTTGATTTATTAATATCGTCTTGTGGTGATATAAGATTATCAACTAAAGATGCTGTTTCGGCTGCTTGTGCATTAAATCTAAAAGAAAATATATTGAACAAACCAAAATTATTAGATGGATTACTTAATACTTTTTTATATATAACTGCGTCCTTGAAATATGGTAAAATGACAGTTACCATAATTCTTTTCTGAGTTGTAGAA